GCAAAGTAAAGGTCTGGGTCGTCAAAGATGACGAAACACTTAAAACATTTATCGATGCAATATGTACCACATAAGTATCAGGATCACGCGACCGATCACATTATCGCAAATAAGGCGAGCGGCCTTTTTTTAGAGATGGGCCTCGGTATTTAATTAATTGGGCGTATATTTGTAATATGCCAAAAAGAAACAGCTTAGAGCGCCCTTGCGAAACTTGCGGGAAAGCGGTAAGGCGCTGCGCGAGCCAGATGAGAAAACACGTTTTTTGCAGCTTAGCTTGTAGTAAACCCTTTTTGAGTAAGCGCTTTACTGAGATGAATATCGATCTAAATCCTGATAGGATGATACCTGAGACGCGTAAAAAGCTGAGGGCGTCGAAAGTCGGTAGAGGCGACGGTAAGGCATACCGGAAAACTTACGGGAGACACACGCATCGCGTCGAGGCCGAGAAGATGATCGGGAGGCCTTTAAAGAAAGGCGAGGTCGTACATCACATCGATGGAAATATTTTAAATAATTGCCACAGTAATCTTTTTGTATTTAAGTCGCAGGCAGAGCACGCCAGGGCGCACCAACTAATAATAAAAATAAATGGACGAAAGCAATTTACACGCGTACCAGAATCGAATGATTGAACACGTTATAACTAATTCATATTCAGCGCTTTACGTAGATATGGGCTTAGGGAAAACAGTCGCGACGCTGACCGCGATCTCTCGCCTCATATATGAGGACCTCGAGGTCAGTAAGGTCTTGGTCATAGCTCCGAAAACCGTCGCTTTGAACGTCTGGCCGGAGGAGGTCAAAAAGTGGACTCACCTCTCGCACCTTCGCCTCGAGGTCGTCAAAGGCGACCCAGCGCAGAGAGTCGCCTGCTTAAAGAGAAAGGCTGATATTTACGTCATAGGTCGCGATAATGTCGCGTGGATCGTCAAGCACTATATGACGGCCTTTCCCTTTGATATGGTTGTCATCGATGAGCTGAGCAGCTTTAAGGATAACCAGAGTCAGCGCTTTCGGTCGCTGAGGATCGTGAGGCCGCTGATCAAAAGAGTCGTCGGTCTGACCGGTACACCTGCGCCTAACGGCCTGCAGGATCTCTGGCCGCAGATATATCTCCTCGATCAGGGTGAGCGTCTGGGTAAAACGATCGGGGCCTTTCGTGAGGCTTACCTGAGCGCTGATAAGATTTTCGGCCAGCATATCCAGAGCTATAAAGTACGCAAAGGATCAGAAAAGGAGATATACGATAAGATCGGCGATATCTGTATCTCGATGAAAGCCGACGATTATCTCGAGCTACCTGGCAGGCTTGAGCACACGATCAGGATAAACCTCGAGCCGGCGACCCTGCAGAGGTATAAGGCCTTTGAAAAGGAGAAAGTCCTCGAGATGGCGAGCGCAGATATCTCGGCCCTTAACGCTGCGGCCCTTACGACTAAGCTCTTGCAATTCTCTAACGGGGCTTTGTACGATGAAAATAGAGAGGTACACTTAGAGCACGATCAAAAGCTCGACGCGCTGAGCGATATCATCGAGGAGGCCGGAGATCAGCCGGTCCTCGTGTTTTACTCTTATATTCACGATAAGCAGCGTATACTCGAGCGCTTTAAGCACGCAAGAGAGCTCAAGACCTCGGAGGATATCAAAGCTTGGAACAGTAAAAAGGTCAGGCTTATGATAGCTCACCCAGCCAGCGCAGGGCACGGGCTCAATTTACAAGCTGGGGGTAATATTATTGTCTGGTTCGGGCTTACGTGGTCACTCGAGCTATATCAGCAGGCTAACGCGCGTCTCGATCGTCAGGGTCAGACTAAGCCCGTGATGATCTACAAACTGATTTGCGCCGGTACGATGGATGAGGAGGTCAGCGCAGCGATCGACCGAAAGGCCGACGGTCAAAGCGCTCTCATGCAGGCGGTCAAAGCAAAAATCGAATTTTATCGAAAAAAGGTACTAATTTAGGTATGAATATGGCTAAGAAAGAGGTAAAAAAGAGAAAATTGACCCCAAAAATTACTCGTTTTTGCGAGGAGTATCAAATCGACTTTAACGGTACGAGGGCAGCGATAAGAGCAGGGTACGCGCCAAAGAGCGCGCACTCTCAGGCTTGGGAACTCCTTAAAAAGCCGGAGGTACAGGCTTTTATAATGGAGTTACGCAATCAAACAGCCGATAAATTGAACGTATCAAAGGAGTCTTTGCTGGCTATTTTACGTGAGATAGCAGGCGCAAGAGTCGAGGATATTATCGACCCAGAAACAGGGGCAATTTTACCCCCGAATTTGTGGCCCGATCATATGAAGGGGGTCGTATCAGGGGTCGAGGCCGAGGAGTTGTACCTGGGCCGAGGCGATGATCGCAGGCCGATCGGCACCGTCAGGAAAGTAAAGCTCTGGGAAAAGACCAAAGCGATTGAGCAGCTCAGCAGAATGCTGGGGTATAACGCGCCGGAGAAAGTCGCGCAGACGACGCCAGACGGTCAGGCAGCGGCCCCGATAATTAACGTGTACACAACTCAGCCGAAAGCTGAGGATTAATATCACCTTTAAAACTAAAACAACGATGGAACAGGAGAGCCCAATACCAGACGAGCAGATAGTCAACGATGATGAGACGATCACCGAAACACCGATCGAGAGCGAGCCTGCGGAGGATGAGCCGACCGAGGACGCGGAGCCGGAATAATTTGGTCAGTAACTAAAGAGTTACTATATTGCTTTTGATATTTGCCCTGGTAAGAGGGCTTTTAAAGTTTTTGCCTCTGGATTTTGACGGCCCTTACCGGCCCGATTTTGAAAGGGGCATTTTTATTTTATGGCTTTAAGTACATACTCTAATAAGACGCCAGCGCCTCTCTGTGATATCGCAGAGCCTAAGCTCGTCGGCTTTATCTTAGTAAAGAAAGTCTCGAGGTATATGCTTAAAAAGTACGGGTACGCGAAAGCCTTTGATATTAACCTTAAAAAAGCACTTAAAAAACGATGAGTTTAAAAATTGCTGTCTTTACCGCTGTGATCGGGGGTATCGATGCACCGCGCGACGCGCCTCTGCAGAATATACCGGTCGACTTTTATTACTATACTGAGCCAGCGCCAGGGGTCGTCGGTAACGATCGCACGCAGGCGCTCTGGTATAAAACTCATATCGTTTTTGACGATAGGTACGATATCGTTATCTGGCTCGATGGCAAGATACAGGTCCTCGCCCTTGACTTTATCGAGCAGGTCGTCAACGCTCTCGGTACTAACGAGGTCGCGGTGCTTAAACATCACGAGCGGGCCTGCATATATCAGGAGATCGATCATATAGAGCACTGCATGAGAAAGGGAAATAAGTATCTCTTGACGCGGTACCAAAATAAGCCGATCAGGGCGCAGGTCGAGGCTTACCGATACTTTGGATATCCTAAAAATAACGGCCTCGGTGACTGTTCTATAATCGCAGCCTGGGCAATGCCAAAGACTCAGGAGATCTTTGAGGCTTGGTGGCACGATGTTTACGAGCTCAACGGCTTTGATCAGGTCGCTTTACCTTTTTATTGCTGGCGCGCGGGCGTGCAGATCGCCCCGATCGTCTTTAAGCCGGCGAGCTTTATCGACGTACCCCATACCGCACTAAAATGATCAGGGCGGTATACTCGGGGCGAGAGCACCCTTATAAGATCCTCGTCTTTAGTGGGCCGGAGGTCTGCAGGATGATAAGGCTCAAGCCGAAAGACCGAGAGCCGAGCTATGACAGGCTGACCGCTATTTTTAAAATAACCTATCACGGTAAAAAACGAAAATAAATGATAGCTATCGGTATTTTGCTCTTTGGATTAATTGCTTTAATTATCTGCTATAAAGACGAAAAAATATGATTTCAATTTGTATACCTACCTACGAACAAAAAGGGCACGGGGCAAAGTACCTGGCCGAACTCCTCGTCTCGATCACGAGGCTAAACTTTAACGCTCCTTATGAGATCCTGGTCAGTGATAACGCGACCGACGGCTCGATCAAAAAGGTCTGCGAGGCCTTTGCCGGCCTCCCGATCACGTACTACTTTAACCCAGTAAAGGGAGCGAGTGAGAATATTAACAACTGTATCGAGCTGGCGCGGTATGATAAGATCAAGTTAATGATGCAGGACGACCTTTTTATCGACCCTTACGCGCTGCAAAACTACTCAGACGCGCTGGATATGGCTGGCTGGGTCGTCGCAAATAGTACTCACATTAACGCGCGAGGCCTGCGGACCGGTCAAAGGCTCGCTGAGTACGATCCTCACGACTTTGATCACAATAAAATCGGCATGCCGTCGGTCGTCGCCTTTCGCCGGTCTGAGCTGCGCTTTGACGCGAGCCTCAAGACTTTTTGCGATCTGTATTTTTATTATCAGCTCTACCAAAAATACGGGCCTCCTGAGATCCTGCGCAAGTTTCTCATTGCTCAACGATTTCACGACGCGAGCCTCTCACGCAATCAGCCCCCGAGCCATAAGAAAGATAAGCAGGCGCTTATCAGGCGAGGGCTGATACCTGGCACTTTGCCGAGGGTCGTCGTCGCGGTCGTCGTATATGACCGC